GGCACGACGGCCTCCTCGCAGTCGTAGGCGATGGTGGGCTCATCCGTGCCGTCAACCGTGCGCTGGCTGTAGTTCCAGTGGACCCGGACCACCGGGCCGATCACCTGATAGACGGGAAGTTCCCAGTTTGCGGTTACGAATGCCATTTTCTTGTTCCTTAAAATGCAAGACGCGCGCCGATCCTCCGAGTCGAAAGGCTCGCACCATCACCCGAAAAGACGCAGAAAAAGCCCGCATTCGCGCCATTATCCACACTCCCGCCGGAACAGACCACGCGCGCGAGGGACGCGGACGCGAAATGTTGGTCTGTCAGGAACGTGGAAGAGGAGCCGCCGGAATTGCTGGAACTCAGAAAGCCAAATCCAACACCCGACAGGATGTCCTTGATGAACCCCGATCCGGTCGGCAGCGTGGTGGCGATCTGCGTGTAATTGGTCGTCGTGTTGTCAGCAAAGTCCTCGTAGTCGTTGGTGTACCAGACATGCCCCGCCGTGCCCTGATTGACGTTGATGCCGTCATTCCAGTTCCAGCAATTGCCAAAGATGTTCTCGATGCCGCGATACGACATATAAGCGGTGCCGGGTCTGGCCCCCGCGCTCGCCTGCGTGCCGTCCGTGGACGCATTGGCAAACGCCGTGTTCGATGCCCCGGCAATGGTGTGCGGGCTGTTGGTCTGGACGGCGTCAGAAGACAGGTACGAGCCATTCGTGTTGCCTTGGCCCAAGGTGGTCTGCGAGTTGAAGTTCGCGTACTCGGTCAGGTACAGCATCTGTATGGCTGACCACAGCGCGAAGTCGAACTGATGCCAGCCCGTGCCAGCATTGACACCAAGGAGCCGTCCTTCCGCGCGTGTGATGCCAACCAGCGGATACTGACCCGAGACGCTTGCCAGCCTGTCCGCGCCAGCCCCCGTCTGAATGTTGGCCGTCATGTCCTCCAGATTTTTGCCCGACACCCAGCCCGCAGCCGTTCCCGTCTCGGTCGCCACGAACGCAGCCGTCACCGTGAACGTCGTGGTGCTGGCGCGCGTCACTACAGTGTAGGTGCCGTTGTAGCTCGTCGTGCCTGAAATCGTCACGCTGTCGCCCGCATAGAGCGGGTGTACGACAGATGTCGTGACCGTGATGTCTCCACTGCCAGCGTCAGCCACCGCCGTGATGGAGCGCGAAAACCGCAGGCAGGCATCGTAGGCACTGACGTAGCGATGCGTGACATCAACGCCCGCCTTGGTAAACGCCGGGTGAAGCGTGAAGCCCGCAGCAGGCCCATCCGCAATTTCCCAGATGTTGTTCGCGCTGGCGCGGGTGTACTTGTACCAGAAGCGCGGTATCTCAACCATGACGTTGCCGTCCGTGCCGTCGAGCACGGCAGAGGTCACACCGTCTTCCTTCAGCGTGCTGTTGGTGGCGCTCAGGTAATAATTCACCGTGCCGTTCGCGTTTAGCACGCAGCGCCGCATCTTGCCGTGGACATTGGCGAGGACGCCGGAGTTTGCCGTCACATAGGTGTCGGCGGTGGCGTCCCACTCAAGGGCGCGGGTGAATATGGGGACAGCCCCAGAAACAGACCTCAAGCCAATGCGACCGACAGCACCGTAAAGCATTAAATCATCTCTGTCACATAAAGACTCCCGGCAGCAGTGGCTTGAATCCCCGCCACCTTCAGCGTCTCGTAGCCGTTTACACGGAAATACTCAGGAATGTTTGCCGCGATAGGCGTGTTCGCCGTTGTTGCGGTTGGGGTTTCAGTGCCGATATTAATAAAACACGCCGTGGTTGCAAGAACACGAATCACAACCGTATTTTTGCTGAGCGCGTTGGCTGTTGCCGCACTTGTGCCGCTGATCGCCACGGTCTGTGTGGTGGAGGGAAGGAGCGCCTGAATCGCATGATTCAGGTGATCCTTCGCAAGTGAAGTGGTGGTCATAAGGGTGGCCTCCGCCTATTCAAAGAAATAATGTATTACGGGCTAGAGGCGAGATCGTGGGCCTGAACATACCGCACTGTAAGGGTGCCAACACCCACACCTGTGTTTGCAGACTTAACGAAAATGCGCTTGTCGGTTGTTCCGGTGTCATCCCAGTTGGCGGTACGCGTAGCATCTGTGCCGGGGTTGAGACCAACGAGGCCAACAGGCATGGCTGTGAGAGCCACAAGCTCAGTTGCCGTGACGGTGGTGCCAATGCTCAGGGTGTTTGTGGCATCCCATGCCACAGTGTTGAGCATCTGGATGTTAATGATGTGGCTGTTCGCCGGAAGCACAATAACCGTGCCGAGGGCTGTGGCGGTTTCTGCCTGAGTGATAGGAACGATCTGCGCCATCACAACAGAACCAACATTCCGCACATTCTCGCCAAGAGTTGTGCCAGTCGTGGTGTTGATATTACCAGCCCGGATGGGGCCAGAGAAGGTGGTGATACCCATTTAAATTATCCTTGCAGGAGAAGGCCAGTCAGTCTCTGCAAGCGTCTGCCGGGACAGTCTGAAAGGCCGGATTACCCGGTTCCCAAATGTTGGGGGTACTTAAATTTTAACACAAATAAAAAGGCCCCCGAAGGGGCCTTTTCTTAAGTTGTAGGGGGCGATTAAGCGCCGGGGGAACCCCAGATGCCGAGCGGATCTGACACGCCGTAAGAGTAACGCTCACGGGCCTTATACCGCACGTTGCCTGTGTCGAAGTCGCCATCCATAGATGTGGACATCGGTGTACGAACGAAGTGCTTCATGCCGTTCGGAACGTCCGTGATCAGGTAATACGAATCGGTGTCTGTCAGGTAGTGGTTGACAGAGTAGCCTTCCGGGATCGTACCGTTGGTCTTGATCGCGTTGATGTCGTTGTCGGCAGTTGCTGTGCGGAGTTCAGTCTCCAACAGGCGCGTAGCCACGAACATCAGGTTCGGCGGAACGATCAGCTTACGCGGGCGAGACGCGATAAGCAGACCGCGCTCGTCCTTCCAACCAGCAATCTGAATCACAGCGGCCTCAAGCGAGGTCTCGTTCAGATCGGCGGGGGTGGACTGCGTGTTGTTGTTTGTGGCACCAGACACCAGAGGGTGGGCAGTGTTAAACAACGTAACGCCGTCACCCGACACAAACGAACCACCAGAGAAGCCGTTATTCAGCGGGAAAGCCGCCTTAACCTGCTTCGTGTAGGCCATCGAACGGGCGAGAGCCTTGGTGTAGCGCGAGGAGAGCGAATCGTACAGGTTATCTTCCATCGCCTCTTCGGTGATGGAGAAGCCCATAGCGATTGTTTCGTGGTTGTAACGGGCGGTCCAGACTTCCTGCGCGTTATCGTAGGAGATGGCAGAGCCTTCGGCCTTGACCGGGGCAGTGCCGAAGCCCGAAAGCTTCAGTTCCTCTTCAAACGAACGCTCGGAGGTTTCTGTTTCGTAGATCGCCTCGTCTTCGTTTTCGTACTTCTTATACTCAAGACCGAACAGGGCATTCAAACCCGGAAGCAGTTCCTTGAGAAGTTGTGCGCGTGAAATAGCCATTTTCTATATTCTCCTATTACACGCCAGTCGGGTTCATGTAGGAATGGCCACGGGCCATCACAACAGTCGCGTTCTGAGCGTTGGTATCGCTTGCTGTGTAAACAGCAGCGGGCATGTTCCACTTGACCAGAAGATCGGTGAAAGCATCACCAACCGCAGACTCCGGGCCGTCAACAAAGCCAACGATACGAAGCGGCAGTGTTGCAGTAACGGCGGCGGAAGCCACATCAGCAGATGTTTCCGAGTTGCCAGTGGCAGTGTCGCCAGAGAACGTGCTGAAGCCAATATTAAGACCAAGCGATGTCTGAGGGACAGTATCGTCGGCCTGAATCTGCATCACAACGTCCGGATCATCGACCACATACGCAAAAGCGTCAGTGGCGACAGTGCCCGAGGGCCAGTACTGCTGGAAGAGCTTGTACTTCAGGTTCGGATCTGTGAAGGTGCAACCAACAAAAACACCAACAACGCCAGTCGCGGCAATGGTGGTGGTGCCAGTTTCTGCAACAACAACGCCAGAAGCGTTGATGGCAACAGGCTGGCCGTAGAAGATATTCGCGGCATACGCATTTGCAATCTTGATCAGACGGGTGGAGCCAGCATAGGGCTGACCGCCGATAAGATTAACAGGGCGCAGGCCATAGGGGGCTGCTGTAGAAGCCATGTTTTTTTACCTTGTTTAAAGCCGGGTTAACCCCGGCCCTTGCCAAATGTTACCCGCGTTGTGATCTCCGGCTTGGAGAGCGGCATACGCGGATCGTTTTCACGCATGAAGTTGTTTTCCACGGAGACCATCTGATTCTGGGCAGTCTGACGGTAGTAGGCGTCACGCTCAGACATTGTTTCATCCGGGGCCTTGCAGAGAAGAAGGCCACCAACTTCAATATTTTCCTTGAAATCCGAATTACGGTCACGCAACACAGTTATTTCAGGATGCTCCTCTGCCTTTACAGGCTCCCATCCCTGACGAAACTTGGACGAAACATTTGTGTTATCCGAGCTATTCAGAGTGGAGGTGCGGACCCAGCGATAACGCCAGCCATCCTTTTTATCTGGTTCGGGAAGAACCGTGGGCGGAGCCCAAGACTTCTTGCGCGAAGTAGCTTCGCGATTATCGCTTTCGCGAGGGGTGCGCTTATCCATTCATGGACCTCAATTTTTCAGCAGCGTACTGCTCGATTGTCAATCCGAGGCGCTTAGCGATAGCAACTTCGGATGCCGATAGCTGGATTTTGCGTGGTGGGGTCGAATTTCTTTTTACTGGAGCGACCACTACACTCTTGTTCTGCTGAGTCGGCTTGCTATCGGCGTAATCCTCATCAGCAGCAATATGCGGGTAGCGCTTACGCACTTCCCTGTCGAGCGCATTCCAGTAATCTTCGGTACTGGGATCTATACGCTCAAAAACTACAAGTCGGTCATGGATGTGCCGCGCGTAATCGGTCATCTCGCGGTCACGACCAAACCAAGTGTTTTTCTTTGCCCATGCTACCGTCCGGGCATCCGGCTGCGGCGGCGGGGTTTGGGGCTGATACTGAGGCGGAGGTTCGGGTTCGAATTCCTCAATCTCAACAGGGCGGAAGCCCTTTACCTTGTCTGCCTCAATCGAGAGGCGCGCAAGATCCTTGTGTGCATCAACCTGCTTATCGATGTCCCCGAGTTCCATAGCCTCCCTGAGACGCCGCTTGGCAACCTCAAGTTCGCTCTCAACCCGGGTCTGCATCTGATCAGCGATAATCGACTGACCGGAATGCAGAGCCTTCTTCAGGTTGGCATTTTCAGCCATAACCTGCTTAGCATAGCCCGCAAGCGCAGACTGCTGGCGCTCAAGCTCCTCTTTCGCACGGCGTTCTTCGTGGTACTCGTACTTGAGCTTGCTTATGCGCTTCTTGACCTTATCGCTGTACTGAGATACCTCGTCTTCCTCTGGAAGATCGGGCTCACCAGCACGGCGGGGCCTATTTTTATCTTCAGGCGGAGTATCGTCTACGATCTCTACCTGAAGATCGGTTTCCGTGTCCGCAATCTTGTCGGACTCCGGGCCAACCGCTTCATTATCCATGTCGCTCATGCCCGCTCAATCCCCTCTGGATTATCAAGGATCGCCTCAACGCTATCGTCGTTGATCAGGCGGAACTCCTTGCCCCCTACCTTGAATCGTGTGCCGGAATAAGCACGGAACATGATCCAACTTCCCGGCTCACAATAAGGGCCTTCGGGGAAACGGTCGGGGTCTGAATAACAATCAGGCCCCATGCTGAGGACCTGACCAACAATGCTGGCCGTTTCCTCCTTGGTTTTCAGAACATCCGGTCGGATGATCCCGCCCTTGGTCTTTTCCTCGACCTCCGGCACTGCAATAAGAATCCTATAGCCTGTGGGGCGAGGAAGCTTATTAAGGATTTCTTTCGAAACCTTGATCTCAGAGTACATGCGTATTCCTACGTTGTTGCGCCTTTCGGCGATGGCCACCTTTATGGTGTAAACCCATAATATATCAAAGAATACTCAAATCCAAAATCAGTCTTCGTCTTTGTTTTTCTTTTCAATATCAAGTATTTCCCTCTCAGCCATAGCAAGACCAGCAATAACGCCAGTCATATACTTATACTGATGGAAGTCTTGAGCCCCGCCAAGGGCAAGATCATCCGCAAAATCATTCATCATTTGGCGGATCTTACCCTTTAAAATAAAGAATTCGCTCAATTACCTGCCTCCGGTTCGTGCATTTGAAGAGAGCGTCTGACCGACCACTTTAGCCGTTTCCAAGAGGATCTTGTCCTCTTTGTACTTGGCGTCTGTTTCGGCTTGCTTTTCCTTGACCTTGACCGCTTCGTCCTTGATACGAAGCTCTTCACGCTGCATGACTGTGAGCGGGTCATTTTCCTCCTGCTGTTGCTTCGCGGCCTTGGACTCTTCGTTGTGCTGCTGGAGGAGTCGGTCAGCAGCAACGGAGGCCAGTTTCGCGATATCGTTCTCGACATCCGGCGGAAGCTTCTCACCAATCTGGGGAAGGCTCACACCAAGCTTGAGTTCAATCTGACGCCTATAAGAGTAGGCAAAATGCTCAGCAAGGTGCTGTTGCATGGCCCCGACGAAAGCTTGGGCGTTCGGGCTCTGCGACACAAACTGCTGGTAGATCGGGTCCTGCATAAACGCGGTATGAACCTTAATATGGGCATCATGATCCTGTTCGAGGAACACAGTGATCGGCTTGCCAGACATAACCATCTGGTTTTCGGTCACGGGGTCCATAGAAACCGCCTGTGCCTGACCTTGGATGATCAGATCCACGTTCTGCACGTTTAAAGCATGGAGCATCTGCCTATGGAGAAGTTCCATGTTATACATGCCCGGAGGTGCATTCTGAGCAAGCTGCATCGCCGCCTGATACTGCATAACCTTCTGGGCCATTGTAGAGGCGTTCGGGTCCGACACAGGAATGATATCAACCCGGTCATCAAAGTCCTGACCCCGACTTACAGGGGTGTTCTGGTCATCTGACGCAGCATACTCATAATCTGGACCCATATACTCCTTCACAACCTCGGCAATAAGTTT